AAGAAGCGAGGCAAGCACTCCAAGAGTGCAAGCAGCAATAAGGCGAGTAAGAACTACTCCAAGCCTTACAAGTCGCAGGGGCGATGAGAGACCTTAAACGAATCATTTTGCATTGCACCGCTACGCCTGAGGGCAAGCATTTTGATGTAGCCACCATCCGCAGGTGGCACGTCAAGGACAGAGGGTGGAAAGACATCGGCTATCACTATGTCATCTACTTGGATGGCTCTGTACACGAGGGCAGACCCCTTGAGCAGGTAGGGGCGCATACAAGCGGCCACAACGCTGACTCCATAGGCGTAGTCTATGTTGGTGGGTGTGATGCCAAGATGAAAGCGAAGGACACCTTAAACGAAGCGCAGGAGGTAGCGATGGTTAATTTGATAGAAGCATTGCGAGCAGCACACGGAGAAATGACCCTACACGGTCACAACGAGTTTGCTGCAAAGGCTTGCCCTTCGTTCAACGTCAAAACAAAATTCCATTGGCTTCTTTAGAGGACTTCATTAACGATTTAGAAAATGCTCAACAACCGACTTGCAATATGGATAATCCTGCTGACTGCGACTCTTGCGGCTCTTAGCAGTTGCGCTTCTGTGAAACCAGTCCTAGAGAGTGTGATTGTAAGGGACACGGTAATTGTCACCAAGACAAAGTACCTAACCGACACTCTGGAACTCTACAAGGACACGACCATCTACCAAGACAAGGTAAGGCTTCAGCTCCAGTACATAGACCGAAAGGTGTACGTTGAGGCAACTTGCTTGCCCGATACCATCCGAGTCACCCAGACCAAGATTCTAACGAAGGAACGAAAGCAGAGGGGATGGACTTTTGAAGGTGCGGCAGTTATGCTTGGGCTTATCCTTGTCGCTGCGTACTTCATCAAGAAGTGGATAGACAAGCTTGTAGAGTAGCTTTATTTGGCTTCTGCTGCACTTAAATACTAAAATGGTATAAGTGTATACCTTGAGGTATTTGGATGCGTTAGAACGCAAATTCTTTCTTTTTCTTTGTTAAGTTTCTTTTTCTTTAAGTTGTTTGGTAAAGTTAAGAGTTGACTAACTATCAACTTGAGTTAACTTGTAAGTTGATTAATTAGTTAAGTTAAGTAAGTTAACTATTCAACTTTGATAAAAAACAAAATAAAATTGACATACGCAAGTCCTTATGCTAATATGTAATGATTCTAAATAATGAATGACCATATCTACATTTATTGGGATGATGTACCTTTGGCTAATGACACCAAAGTACTACATCGGCAAGACGTTGAAGATAGAGGCGAAGGATGTGGTGATGGACTTCCAACCTGACAATTACAATCTTGGAACTGCCCTCACCTACCTAATGCGTGCAGGCAAGAAACCTCACAACCCTATCTGCGATGATATCAGAAAAGCCATCGCTCACCTAAATTTTGAACTTGAACGCCAAGATGAGCAGCAAACCATTAGCGCAACAAGCGAAGGAAGCCAAACAACAACAGGAAAGTATGCAGTACTATACTAACCCAGCCAAGCGCAGGAAAATAGACTTCATCCTTGAGGAGTGCGCTACGCTGATGTCTAACTGCGAAGCCTCATACAACGCTCGCCAACAGGCGAAATACAAAGAACAAGAGCTACTGGGTGAGATTGCCAAGATAGACCTGCATTTCGCCATCCAATGCGGCTACCTGATACCCGACAATTAACCTACAAGATTGTCGTAGGCAAGGTTCCAAGCCTCAACGCCTTCTACGCATCCAAGCATTGGACTGCCCGTGTGAAGGCAAAGGAGTTGGTATCAAAGGAGGTGATGTCGCAGCTTGAGAAATATGACCTGCAAGAGATAAAGGATGTCCACATCCATTGCCGGGTCAACTACCGATACGATATTGACAATGCGATAATGGCGGTGAAGTTTGCCCTTGACACATTTAAGACTTGGGGTGGCGTGAAGGATGACTCGCGCAAGTATGTTCATTCCTTAAAGTTGGTACACGATACAACAATTTCAAAAGACACGGCAGAAATAACCTTTACAGGTTTGTTGGTATTAGAATAAGTTGTATATTTGCATAACTTAAAACCAATCAGTTATGACTTTATCTTTCAGTTCAGACGTTTACACCGAGATGGTGCAAGTGCAACAAGCACAAATCCAAGCACTTCAAAACAAGATACAAGAGCTTCAAGCTCGTATTGATGTTTTAGAGCAGCAATCAATTCTATTTATCTAAAACCAATCTATTATGTCAAAAATTATTTCAATCACCCCCACCGGACAATGGCAAGATTTATTCAAGCTTGAGGTTCGCTTCGACAATGGCGACTTCGGTACTGCCTTTGCCAAATCACAGACCCCACCCTATGCCGTAGGCGAAGACGTGGAGTACACCAAGAACGAAAAGGGTACGGTGAAAATCCAACGAGCCAATGCTTTTGGTGGTGGAGGCTATAACCAATCAGCTCCATCTGCGCCTAAAAATAACGATGAGCGCTCACTTTCAATCATCCGACAGGTTGCTTTGAAGGCTGCGGTTGAGTACGCTTGTGCTGCACAACACGATGTCAACACCATCCTTGCCAACGCAGAGACCTTTAACGCTTGGATGACAGGGCAGAGTGCTGCTCCTGCATCACACACCGAGCATTTCGCAAATCGCAACGACCCTTTCTGATTGGTTTTATATTAGGTCGTTGTGTGAAGCCCCTCTACGGAGGGGTTTTTTTATGTCAATTATTTTGTTATATTTGCTCACCAATCAGAATCAATGATACATCCCGACCTACTATCTAACGAATCTTCGTTACCATATCTCCAGAGAGCCCTTAAGGGCAAATACTACGATACCGGCAAGCTCGGTGTTTATGAAGTAGACCAATACCTGCGGCTCAAAGATGGTGAGTTTGTCGTAGTAGTAGGCCACGCTAACGTGGGCAAGACCCACACGCTGCTTTATCTTATGCTCTTGCAGTCGTACAACTTCGGCAAGAAGTGGCTGATATACTCCGCAGAGAACGAAGTCCCAAGCCTCAAGCGCAAGCTCATTGAGTTCTTGGTATGCAAACCGATTCAAGGGATTGATGAGGGTATGATGTACCGCAAGCTTGACTTCATCAACGAGTACTTCCAATTCATAGACGGCAATCGGCTCTTTACCGCCTTTGAACTTCTTGAGGTAATGAACTCCATCAAGAACGAGTGGAACTACACAGGCGCTTTAATTGACCCTTACAATTCCCTATCAACAGACCAAAAGAAATTAGGCAAGACAGGGATGCACGAATACCACTACGAGGTAGCCTCTGCCCTTCGGGTGTTCGCACATCAGAACAACGTCACGACTATCGTAAACGCTCACCCTGTGACAGAGGCAATGCGCAAGACATTCTACAAAGGCCACAAGTACGAGGGTATGGCGATGCCCCCAAATACTGCGGATATTGAAGGGGGTTCCAAGTGGGGCAACCGCAGCGACTGTGTAGTTGTGATACATAGGCAGGCTTCCCACGAGACTGACTGGATATACACTCAAATCCACGTTAGGAAGGTCAAGGAGATGGAATCCGGTGGGCGCATCACGCCCCTTGAAACTCCGCTTGTTTTGCAGAGCGTGTTGGGAAATGTTGGCTTTGTGATAAACGGGCGTAACTTGCTGCCAATTAAAATGGATGAAACGCCTGCGACTGATGTACCCTTCTGACGATAGCCACGACCTCTACATTCGCGAAAAGCAGTTAATGCTTGCGGGTACTGCGATGTGGTTGGCGCAGCAAGCAGCAGACAAAGCAAAAGGCAGAGAGGTACAAGATGACATCCTGCACCACGTTATGAGCTGCCACTACGCAGACCTACTCTTGCAGCAGTTTATTGACTACCGCCAGTTCACCGAAGGCAAGATGAACGAGATGTACTTGGCCAACGCAAAGCTGCGCATTGATAGCGAGCAAATGATTTACGAGATACAACGCCTGCAAGGGATAATAGAGGACACGCTATGAAGCAGATTCTATCCCCCTTTCAGAAGTACGAATGCTTTGCAGTAGATGGGGTGGATTACCTCGTGGTGGACTACACCATAATCCAAGACAAGGATGACAATTTAGTGGAATGGGCGAGTGAGATGAAGTTCAAAAGACTTTCGGACCACAAGCACTACACTATGCCAATTACCAAGATAATAACCAATCATAAAGAGGGCAGGGCTAAACACTGCAAATGCAAATGAGACCATTCGAAATACGCCAATTAAAAGTTAGTAAAGAACAGTACTATGCCCGTCTGGGGTTTCAAGACAATGGAAGCCGTGCGCATAAAGAAAGTACCGCAAGAGCAGCATTCGTATCAGCATTCCGAAACCACGCCACGCTTCACGAGTTAGGTGAGG